TGCTATCGCGACCTCTCTTATCCGCATTTAACGTCCACCTTTCTGAAGGGTGCTCTTAATGACGGGTACCTTACGGATACCGGTCGACAGACTTGTTTAAGGTCTGTATGCTTAAGGATATCACTATCCAAAGTGCATAGACTAGCCTAGTCCGCTCGACCGTACTAGTCGTTCTAACTGACGGCGTTTCGATAAGGGCTTGCTCTCATCAAATGTCGGTTCAGTAAGGAGGTAATCCTCACATCGCCTAACAAAAGCGCACACCTCATCTTCCAACCATTCGAGATTGGAATATTGGGACCACCTAAGGTTAGGCAACTTAGAATTTATAGTCCTAAGTAAGGGATGGAAGTCATTCCCTTGTCTGATCGCTCGCAGCATATCTCGTGACAACGAGAGCAGTGTCGAGAGATCTCTTGTTAGAGACCCCCAGTGAGGCGTCCATGTTGGACCCCACACGGACTCTACTGCTAACATCGCGCCCTGGTCGGACGCAACAAAGTTGCTCACGTCAACGAGCAGCGCACCATTTTCGAGGCGCGCAAGACCGCTGTTCCAAAACAGTCTTCTTGCTCGTGCACCAGCTGCCTCCAGCTTAACGCTTGGAGTTTCCGGATAATCTTGAAGAATGGAGTTCCTCAAAACGGGCCAGGCTCTCTCAACCTCAGATAAACCAAGGGGATTAAAGCCAAGTCCTCCGTACTTCTCGGGGACGTTCTCTAGAAGGTATAATAACCGTTTCCATTTCCAGGGATATACCCAGAAAATGGAGGGGCCATACACTCTAGCAAAGTCGAAGAAGTTATCATCATTGAAATCTCTCCACTTAGGAGCAGAGATAATTCCCTGTGGTGTAACTAGGCGAGATGTGAATTCGCACATCCGTGTGGATTCCAAGGTCTTTTCCTTGGACACTGGGATGCCTACCGCATTCAAAAGGTCCTGGATCAGGTCGCTCTCCAGTTTATCGAAGAGGGTGAGATCATCTCCCACCTGTACCCTTTTGCAGCGTGCTTCTGGATCCTCGAAATCGGACGAACGAAGCGAGTAGCTAACTCCCTCGTATATAAGGCCCAATGTCAGAGAAAACAGATGGAAACTGAACTTTAGTCCGAGGGGTTGACCCTCGTACCACTGCATAAGTGGTTGTTCAGCAAGTCCCTCAAGGAAGG